TCATAGCGTCACCGTCCAATAGCCGCAGATGCACACGCTGCCCGGGGCGGCGGCGTGCTCGTCGCACCAGCCGGGCGGATAGGTGTGCCCGTCGCAGTCCTTCATTACCAGGTCGAACGTCCCCGTAAGTTGCCCGCCCACGCACGACACATGTTCCGTCACGTCCTGCATGTCGGCCAGGCACGAGCCGATGAAGCAGCTGTCCGGGCAGCCCTCGCACGGGTCTACGAGGACGCTGGGGCCGGTGTAGTACAGCCCCGCTTCGATCCGCACCCCGTCCGGCTTGCTCGCGTCGGCATAGCAGCCGATCCACAGCTTGTAGTAGAACGTCCACGTCTCCGGATAGTACGGGTGGTCCACCAGCCGCCGCATCTCGTATAGCCACTCGGTCCAGCCAGTGCCGTACCACTTCCTGCACAGGTAGTCGTACGTCCCGTCGGCCAGGAACTCGACGTACCACCACGGGGCGTTGTCGTTGTAGTTCTCGATGTTGTCATCGTTCACCGACGGCGTGCCGACCCAATCGCGGCAAGCCTCGCAGCAGTTGCCCGCGCTGGCGCAGTCGGTGGCCAATGCCCCGCCGGTCGCATGTGTGAGGATCGCGCCGTCGCCGGCCATGATCGGAGCCATCACGCCACCTCGCACGGGCCGGTGCTGAACGCCACCGACCGCGTCTCTGCCGAGACGGCTACGAGTGCGCCCAGCGAGTCGTATGTCGGCGTGCGGATGAACTGGTAGACCGGAGCGCCGCTCACCCCCGACCAGTAAAGCCGCATGGGCGTGAACTGCACGCCGTAGAATCCGGGCTCCTGGGCGTCGATGGCCCACTCTTCGGTGTCTGCCGTCTCGCCGCTGCCGCCAAGCACCTTGGGGTCACCCGAAATGCTCGTCGGAAGCGGCTCGCCCAATCGGACCACAGCCCACTTCAGGCCCGTGCCGCTGTCCTTCCACAGGATCACCGCCGAACCGGACGCGCAGCTTGTCAACACCGGCTGTCCGGCGTCAACGTCGGCGAACTGGTGGCCAGCGTCCGTGACGTTCACCACGGCCGGGCACACGCCCGCTACGCAGGCCTTGCCGATCTCGCCGTCGGCGATGGGTTCCAGCAGGACGACAAACTTGCCCGCATGGCTGGCTGTGGCCGTCACGCCGACAAACGCGACCTGGTTGGCGAAGCTATCCGTGGCATCGGCCGGAGAGAAGATCGGCGAGTCGATGCCGAGGGCGGCAAAACGGGCTGCATCCGCGCCGCTTGCGTTCTTGACCGGCACGATGCCCGTCTGCCGGAACGACTGTGTCGGCTTCTGCGCCGTTCCCTGCTGGCGCTGAAGGTAGTCCCTGGCCGCGTCAACGAACGTGTTGAACGTCGTTGCCGGTATCTTGAGAGGCTGTCCGGGTTGCACCTTCTTGAGATGGTCACCCATGGGTCAAGTTCCTATCCCCAATCCTGCGAAGTCGCCTTCTTCGTAGACCTTCTCTATGTAGACGGCGATGGGCTTCTTGACGATGGCCTTGGCGGCAGAGTCCTCGCTGTCGGCGTAGCGGACCCACATGTACTCCCAGCCCTTCTTGTCGATGCCGCTGATGTCTCCGACCGTCAGGCCGGAGCGGTTCTCGCTGGCCGCGAAGCGGAAGCTGATCTCCCAGTCCTCGTCCCCTCGCTTCGATCCGGACGCGCCGAGGAACAGCACCTCACCTGCGGCGAAGCCCTTGAACGATGCGTTGTTGACACGTCCGGTGAGCGACCGCAGCGTTGACTTGTAGCCGCCCGTCACGGCCGCGTCAGCCAGGTAATGTGTCTCTGAGAAGTTGTAGACCGGCACGGTGATGTCTACGCCTTCCACCGAATCGTGCGTGACGCCGACAGCTCCCTTGAAGTCGGGTGCGGTCTTCCCGGCCGGGGCGTACCTGTTGACGGTGCTGATCGACTGCGTGACGTGCTGCGCTCCGCCGCCGGTGTCGAATGAGAAGGCAGAGTCGCCCGTCTCCGGTGGCTCACTGTCTTGCGACGACCGGGCGTAGCGGACAGTTCCCTTCCAGATGCACCCGTCCGGGTTGGCCGTATCCATCACGACCGGCTCGATTTGGCTGGACTGCCGCGTGAGGTACTGGTAGCTCGACGGAGCCTCGCCGAGCATGGCGTTCTTGGCATCCACGTCGCTGGCCGTGCCTCGCACCTGGTAGCTGAACGTGACGGATAGGTTGGCACCCGTCGTCCACTGCCTGCTGTCTGGAAGTTCCTCTGCTGTGATCGCCATAGCTCGCGCCCTAAGAGAATGCCAGCCCGCCGTCGCGGGCTTCGTCCAGCAGCTTCTTTGTGTTCTTCGCGGTTTCCTCGGTGGCCTTCGCTGTGCGGTCGGCGGCATCGCCGGATTGCAGACCGAGAAGCGCAGCCGCGTTGAACGTCCCAGTCACGCCTACCTTCGCTGCCTGCTGGGAAAGCTCCATGCCGCCAAGCTCGGCCATGCCTTGAAGCCCGGACATGTCCGGTGCCTTGATCTCGACTGCTCCATCCAGGCCCAGCAGCTTGCCCAGCGACGAGTCCCCGAGCTTGGCGCGGAACTCGGCGTCGTGGGCCTGCCATTCCTTCGAGAGCTGCTCGCCGAGGGCGTTCACGCGGCCTTGAAGCTCCCTCTCCAGCGGGCCGATGTGCCGGGCGGCGATATTCGGCATTTCCTTGATGGCCGACTCGAAGCCTTCCAGCAGCGGCGTCCACTTGAAGTTCCAGCCTTCGCCGGTGGCGAAGCCGATGATGGCATCCCACAGAGCCTTGAGGTTGCGGCCGATGTTGACGGCCACCGTCTTCGTGAATCGCCAAATGGTCGTGAACACGTCCCGCCAGTTGTCGGCGAACCACTTGAGCGTCGCCGGGATCACCTCGACGAAGAAGTGCCGCACCTGCGAGGCGAAGCGGACGATGTGCAGAATCCCGGCGGATGCGGCATATTCCATTGCGGCCCGCCAGTTCTTCACGGCGAAGACGACGGCGGAGATGGCCGTGACGGCTGCGTTCTTGAACCAGCCGAACGCCTTGCCCAGCCACTCGACGGCCATGCCGCCCAGGTCGGTGGTGCTGGCCAGGACCGCACCGAGCGCGACCACGGCCGCGATTACCAGGCCCAGCGGGGACAGGACGAAGCTCAGCACCGTCGCCAGGCCGCCGAGAATCGTTCCCGCAAGCGACACGGCTGTGCCGAGCGCTGCCAATGCGACCCCGCCTGCGACGACCATCGCGGCAACCTTGGCGATGGACACCACCACCTGCCGGTTAGCCTGTATCCACGCCGACGCCTTGACGGCGATGGTCGTGATCGTCCCGGCCAGTTGCTTGAGCGCCGGGGCCAGAGCGGCCCCCACCTGGAAGACGCCCATCTTGACGACCTTCCAGAGGGAGTCCATCGCGTCGGTGAAGTCCTCGGCCGCCTTGGCGTCCTCGCCCGACATCGTCAGGCCGAGCGCCCGGGCCTGCTGCTGGAGCGCCTCGATGCCCTTGGAGCCCTGGGCGAACATCGGCAGCAGGTTCGTGCCGGTTCGGCCGAACAGAGTCATGGCGATGGCAGCTTTCTTCGTGGGGTCGGAGATCTGGCCGATGCTGTCGGCCAGTTTCTTGAACTGCTCCTCCGGCGAGAGGCCGTCGAGGTCCTTGTACGTCAGGCCCAGGTCGGCCAGTGCGTCCTTGGCGGTGGACAGGCCTCGCCCGGCGTCGTAGATCGACCGCTGCATCCGCCGGAAGCCGTTTTCCAGCGACTCGAACTCCGTGCCGGTCTGGCTGGCGACGAAGCGGAGCTCGCTGAGCGTCTCGACCGACAGGCCGGTCCGCTTGGCCATCTTAGCGACCTGGTCGCCCATGGAACTGAACGCTTTAGCCGCCCCGAGCATGGGCGCAAGCACGGCCGTGCCGAGGCCGGCCATCTTCAGGCCCATGTTGCGTATGTTTGCACCGAAGGCCTTGAGCTTGGCCGACGCGGCCCTCAGCCCGCGCACGAGCTTGCTGTCGTCGGCGAAGAGCTCGACGAATGCACGGCCCGCTCGGATGCCTTGAGTCGATGGCATGGACTACTCGTCCTCCGGCATGGGAAGGGAATACCACCCCTCGGGCAGGTTCATCTTGCCGGCGACGGGCTCGCCGTCGGCGTCCTTCACCCAGACCTTCACGTGCTTGACCGTTTCTCGCAGCCGCACGGGCGTGCCGTGCGGAACGTAGATCGTCCGCACGCATCCTGCACCAGAGGTCAGCAGCATGATGGGCAGCAGGAAGGGAATCAGCCGTTTCAGAAGGCTCATGGTTTGCTCCAGTGCTCGCGGACCTTCGCTCGCAATTTGTCGCGCGTGTTGCGGTCTGGGTCGGCGTCCTCCGCCGTGGGCCGCGATTGCTTCACGACCCACGGCAGAAGCGCCTGCAACACGGCGGTCAAGATGGCGACAAGCCACTTCATCAGGCAGCCTTCGAGTCGCTCAGGCCGCCAAAGCGGTCCAGGTCGTTGTGCGTGATCTGGATGCCTTGCTTGATTTCCTCGACGAGTTTGTCCGACGGCTGCTTGCCGTTGTTGGCTTCGGCATAGGCGTTCAGGACGAATCGAAGAGCCGTGTCGAGCTTTGCCAGGCCGGCGTTGGGCGTGTCGTCGGGGATCTGCTTCTCGGCCAGCTTGATGCCGGTGATAATGCTGCCCTCGTACTTCTTCCATGCCTCCTGGAACGGGTTGAGCTTGCTGGCCAGGAAGATGAAGAAGCCGACCACAGCCGCCCACGTCACAGCGAAACCAAAGCTGGAGTTGAGGAACTTCCCGACAGCCTCGATGATTGCATTGACGTCCATGTCATAGTCCTTTCCGGCCTTGTCCATTAAGGAAGGCCTGCTTCAGAGTTGCGATGTTCTCGTGGTCCACTTCGATGACTTCGTGCGGCGTCTTGCCCTCTCTACAAAAGGGGTCGTAATCGCTCGGCTTCATGGTCCGACCCTTCTTCGGGTCGCGGTGGCAGTTGGCCGTCAGGGCCAGCAGGACCGATAGCCGGCCCCATTCGTCGCGGCCGTGGCCTTCGGCCATCCACAGCAGTTGCCGCAACGTCAGCGGTCGGGGATCGACTCCGAGACTTCCGGCGATGATCCAGACATCGCGCCAGCGATCACTTCCTGAACGTCCAGACCGCCGATCTTCTCTTCGATGGCCTTCACGGCCGCGTCGATCATCGCCGCCTGCGTCTCCACGGCGCGGGCTCGGTCTGCCCGGCCGCGGCTGCGGAAAAAATCCACTAGTTCCTCATAGAACGCCTTCTGCGCCGCCAGCAGCGTCGCTCCGTCGAAGCCGGCCCGCACGTCGGCGTCACTGACCTTGTGCGTCTCGAACTGACTTGCCAGCAGGGCGCAAAGCACCTCGCCCAGGAGCATCTCGTCCGTGCCGAGGCGCGTCAGCAAAGGTGGATCACCGGCTTCCGGCTGGAGCAGGTCGATATCCAGCGTGTCCTTGACAGCCATGGCCGTGCCGAGGTTCAGGCCGATGGCCCAGGTTCGTCCGGCAGTGTCAGTGAATGTCTTCATCATGCACCTCCGACTTCGTGCCACTCGACGAACACCGCCAACTTCGCCGTCACGTCGGCGACGATTGCCTCTTCCAGCGATTCGTTGCGGGAGAAGTTGGTGATGGCAAAGTCGCCAAGCGGGCCTTGTGCCCCGGAGATGCCAACCTTCTGGTCCAGCACGGCTAGTGCGACGGTGCTGGCTGTGAGGAATGCGGTCTTGATCGCGTCGAAGACGGTGTCGCCCGGCCGCCAGACCATCTGGAACTCGACGGTGCACTCGCGGAGCGTCGGTGCAGTGGCCCGCCAGCCGGAGTTGCCTCGCGTGGTGATGTCCGCCTCGCCGGCCTCCAGGTTGAGCGTCACGTCGCGGACGTTGTCCACCTCGGTCATGCCCGACGGCGAGGTCTCGCCGGCTGCTCCCTGGTAAAGCCCGGCGTTCATGCCCAATACATAGGTTGCCATTGTGTAGTGCTCCTTACCTGACGCTGCTGGCCCACATCGCGGGCAGCCTGGGTTGTTCCTTCTCGAAGGCCGGCCCCATGTATGGGCGAGCCCTGATTCTCACGTGTCGTTTCTTGCGGCGGTTGCGTAGGCCCTCGACCACGGTTGAGGTTCCGCCGTACTCCAGCGCCGCCGGTGTATCTCCCACCTTCTGATTCAACCGCTGCGGGCCGATGACCACGCTTCGCCTCTGGCGGTCGTAGCCGAAGTAGATCAGCCGCTTCAGCAGGCCGGTGTGGCTGCTGGGTGGCTGGCCGGGCGCGCTTACGCGCTTCCGCTTGCGGATGGATGACTTTGCCCCGCGCCGGACGAATGCGCCGAAGCGGCTCAACACACGCCGCGCAGCCTTGTCCACCGCGCCGGTGACGGCCTTGCGGTCGAAGAACATCTGCTTCGTGACCAGACGGATCATCTGCGGTGTCCTCTCGCCGTGCTGGTCGAAGTGGACGTCCCGCCTGGCAGGCCGGTAGAGGGCAGCGTGATTTCCAGGAAGGCCGCGTTATCGCCCGTCAGGTCATAGCCGTGATAGCGAGGAGACGACGGAGGCGTCGGCACGTCCCACGGGTCGATGATGCACAGGTGCAGGACATCTCCAGTCGGCCACTCGCCGGCCGCGATGATGTCAGGCGACTTGATCCATCCCGCCCCTTCCTCAGAGGCGCTCTGCCAGTCGGTGCCGATCGGTTGAGCGGCGACGGCGTCGAGGATGTCGGAATAGTTATCCGCCTCAGTCAGCCCGCCGGTGATTCCTGTGCTGTTGGCCAGCCTGATTGCCGTTGGGTCGGCGACGCTGTCATGGAGATATAGCCGTGCCGCCAGTGGGGCCTGATACTCGCTGATGTCGAAGGCCATCAGCGACCGGTCTATTGCGCAGAAACAGTCCTCGCGGACGCGGGTCGTTATGCCCGTGCCTTGCCAGGTGCATTCGGCGGCGGCCTGTATGACGGCCCATTGGCCCGGAGGCGCGTCGTAGGTATAGATGCGCACGGCCATGTCGCCGTAGGTCAGGCGGACGGTCTCGGGGTCGAGGTTGATCTCGTCGATGCCGGCCGCTTCGGCATATGCCTTCGCCTTGGCCAGGTTGACCTGCACGCGCTTGGCCGCTAGGTCAATCGAGCATTCCTTGCCGAGTCGGAGCTTCCAGGCGTCGAAGAACAGGCCGCAACGCAGGCCATCGACGCCGGGGAACTCCAGGCCGTCGGCGACGGTGTGAACGCCTTTACTGAAGTCCACGTCGAACGTCAGGCTGTCCGGACAAGATGCAGGCGTGAGGACCGGCCCGAAGTGCGTGGGCGTAATGACTTCTCGCTTCGATGCAACCACCAGCGCATCTGCGTCGGCTGCGTCAGGCCGGAGGGATATCCAATCGTCGCCCAGGCGGATGACGTAGGCTTCACCTTCGCGCCTTACGCTCAGTAAGTCGTCGACGCATCGCCAGTGGCCATCGTATCGGGCGAATTTCGGCCCGGCGTGCAGGCGGGCGCGGTTGCCAAGAATCTCAGTTGTCGCGTTCAGGATGGCCAATTGTCATCCTCCGTTACGAGCACGTGTTCGTCGGGAAAGACTACGGATGCCGAATGCTGCCCAGCCGGTGCGAGCAGGCGCTTGGCCAGGCCAAGGGCGGTTTCGCGTTGAATGTGTGGTTGCCCCGGAATATCGAGCAGGCCGATGGCCAGGCCGTCCTCGTCGCCGTTGGCGTGGATGTAGCGCGTGGGCGTAACGCTGACGCACAGGCCCAATGCAGCCACAGCATGGCGGATCGCCTCATCGGTCATCGTTCGCCTGCCGGGGGCAAGCCCCAACTCTATCCGTGCGTGATGTGTCGGGCAGCTTCTCATGACGCAACCGCTCCGAACGGCGTCCAGGTGATGTCCGAATCGCTTGCACCGACCGGCTTGGCATACAGCTTCGTGCAGCCCGCACAGTCGATCTGGTGGTTGCCTTCAGCCTTGTAGCCGCAGCCGACGCCGGACGGCTCGCCAGCAGCGACCTTGGCGACCAGGTATGTCTCCTCGGTGACGCCGACGTGGATGTAGGCGGTGCCGTCCGGCAGGTCGATTGCCGTCCACTGGCTCGCCGTAGCCGTCACGGCCGCCGGGGACGATATCGCGCGATAGCCGGATGCCAGCTTGACCAGCAGCGCACCGGTCTCGTCGTCTATCTGCACGTCAGCAGAATTGAGCCATCGTTTAGCCATGTCTGGTGGTCCTTATTTCAGGAGTCTGTACGTCACTGTCAGCACGGACGTAAACAGGCGCGTCTCGGCAAGGTGGTCGGGCGCGTAGATCGGCTCATTGCTCGTCGTAACCCAGACGGCTTGTGGCATTGCCGCCAAAGGTCGCCGCTGAAGGAACTCGGCGATCTCTTCAACCAGGCTGAGCAGTTCGGCCACCTGGGTGTCCACGTCGGTGCCAGCCTCGGCACCTGCCAAAAGCTTCTTCTGGATGCCGATGTCGATCTGCACATCGTGCTGACTGAGCGTCCGCGAAGCGCCGGTGATCTCCACGCCTCGCGGTACGACGGTCACACGCAGGTCCTTCAGGTCGGCAAGCTCATAGTGCGGCAGTACGCGACGCTCGGGCGTGAAGCTCTCGCTGAACCCTTCGCCGCCGCTGGCCAGTTCGGTCACAACGGCGTCTGCAATGTCCGTTATCAGTGCCATATCGTTACCCTGCAATCCACGCAACGATGCCCGATGCCAGTGCCGTTACACCCGCACCCACGATTATCCAGATCAGTTTGCCCTGGCGATTTGCATCCTGTTCCAATCGGTCCAGACGAATCGTGATTCCGGGCCGACCGTTGCCGCGCACCGCCTCGTCCAGCCTGTCGAGCTTCACGTGCATGGCCTCGAACTGGGGACTGCAGAACTGCTCGAACTGTTCGCTGCATCCGCTCATTCTGTGCCCACTTCCTTCGCATGAATCCGCATGGTTGTCCTGTGTGGATCGCTCCATCGCCAATGTCCCTGGCCAGCCAGGCTCATCACCTCGAAGATCACGCCGTCAGCAACGATCTGGTCGCCCGCTTCCGGCTCGCGGAACGTGGGGGACAAGTCTTCGCCGAGAATCAGGAAGTCCGTCACCTCGGCCCCGACACGCAGGCCGTAATCGTCCTCGACCTCGTACTGCGTCCTGCCGAACGTGGCGTTGACTTCCAGCTCGGTCTCGCCGCGCCGGTAGGTGACTTGGCTGGAGGCATGCTGCTTCAGCATGTCCCCCAGCCATTGGCTTCCTTGCCTCAACAGGTCACCCACACTGCTTCTCCCTTACTGGCTCAACCGCACGCGGACGGTCGTATCTGTGTCGCCCGCAGCCGCGACGGCCTTGCCGAGCTTCTTGTTCGCGCCGCTCTCGGAGTCGGTCTTGGCGACGGCTTCCGCCTCGTCCCAGTAGACTTCCGATCCAGCCGTGATCCCGCCGTCGCCGGATGCCTTGGGCAGGTCGAACACGCCGGTTACGGCCAGCGCGCCGAGGGTGCCCGAGGCGATGTCCAATTTGGCGATGCCAATCAGGTCGCCTTGAACGACCACGTCCCCAGCGCTCACGTCCGCGCCCGGTGTGTAGTCGATTGCGTTACCGTCATGAATGAATGTTGCCGTTGCCATGAGTTGTTGCTCCTTGATGGTCTGAAGGAATCATGCGGTTCAACGAAGGGATGAGGCCCTTCCTATCAGGCCTCGCCCTTCATCTTCAGCGCGCCTCGGTGGTCCTGTTCTCGAACTCCGAAGTCGATGTAGCCACGGAACTGGATGCCCAGCGTGTTGAAGTCGGCGTCGGTCTTCTCCACGGTCGGCCGGTCCACGCCGTTGAGGAACGCGATCTCGATGGCCGGAAGCCGGTTCGGATCGGCCAGCAGGTACCAGGCCTTGCTCGACGCGCCGGTGAAGGATGCGTTGGACAGGTAGACCGAGCTGACCACGTCGAACTTGCCGACGTGCGGGTTGGTCGAGGGCTTGGCCTTGTTGGCGGTGGTGGTCTCGTTGAGCTGCAGGCTCTTCATGAGCATCTCGGCCGGGACCTTCAGCGCCGTCGGCACCAGCAGAATGCTGGCCGGCATGCCCAGCGGCTTGCCGTTGGGCTTGGTCTGTTTGCCGAAGAGGACCTCGGCATCAGTCAGCCCGTCGACCGAAAGTGCGGTGTCTGCGCCGGCGACGTAGTTGCTGTGGTCGGCGTGGAAGAACGCCTTGCTGTCGGCCTGGACCGGGTTGGAAAGCCACAGGCCCCAGGCGGCGTCGGCGATGGCCTCGGCCGCACCCATGCCGATCTGGCGTGGGATGTCCGTGAACGCGCCCATGTCATCGTTGATGATCATCTGACGCGTCAGCGCGAACATGATCCCGTGGGTGTCGGCCTTCTGACCGAACTTCTGCTCGTCGAGCTTGCCGTGCTTCAGCTCGCCGTCCGGACCGACCTGCTGGAACTGGAAGCTGCCGGTCATCCGGTAGCGGGTGTGCTCCTTGAAGTCGTTCACCGACGCGATCTTCGCGATCTTGCGCCAGGCGTCCTCGATGTAGTCGTACCCCTCCAGCAGCATCTTGTTGGCGATATTGGAGAGGATGCCCGGCAGGCTGGTAGTGCTGAATGCGGCCTGGAGCCAGCCCGAGGCGTCGCGCCGGAAGCGCGGCAGCTGCTGACCCGACGCCAGCTCGCAGAACTCCTGAATGCCCACGCCGCGCAGCTTGTCGGCCGCTTCGAGGATCGGCTCGGCGTAGACCGTCTCGATCCGCGAGTTAGGCAGGCCACTGGCCATCAGCGCGACGGCCTCGAAGACCTGCGGGCTGGTGTTGCGGGGCTGCGACGCCACGGCGGGAACCTGCGGACGGGACGCACGGAGCACGTGCAGCTCGGTCCGGCTCTCGTCCCAGCCTTCCTCTATGGCCTTGGCCTCGATGTCCGGGTGCCTGCCGGCGCAGACCTTGCGAATCGTCTCGACGCGCCGCGTCTCTGCGGCCATACGCTGCCGCATCTGCGTCACGGCTTCGTCACCCGAGGCAGATGCGTTCAGGCGCGAGGCAGTCGTGGGCGCTTGGGGCGACTGCGGTTTCGGCTCCTGTGCCGGGGCTTGCTTCCCCTCGGCGTCGGCCTGCTGGGTGTCGGCTCCCTGCGTTTGGGCATCGGCTTGCCCCGCATCCTGCTGGGCATTGTCCGCTGCGGTGGCGGTGTTGGTGTCGTTTCCGTCCATGGAATCAGTCTCCTTACTGTTGGCGGCTTGTCGCGAGTCAGATCGAGCGGCGATGCGTGCCGAAGTGGCCGCGTCCGCTCCGCTGTCGACGAACGAGATCTCCTTGAGGATGGCCTTGCGGACCACGTGCAGCGGTCCGTCGAAGGTGCTTCCGTTGACTGTTACTTGCTGGCCGTTGGGAATGAACTCGGCATCCACGACGGCAGCGCCGATGCTGGCCTGCCAGGGGAAGCCGTTCACGCCGGACTTCGCCACGTCCCTCGCCCAGGAGGTATCCCGGCTGACGAGGCCCTCGGCGACGACCTGGCCGTTCTCGACGACCACTCGCTGCGTGTGGCCGACACCCTGGCGCGGGTTGTGATCGAGGCGGACCGGGATGTCCTGGCGGTCAATGGCCAGGCCCTCCAGGTCGACCACGACCGGGTGCGGGAAGCCTGCGATCCGCATTGGCCCGCCGGTGTAGGCGACCATGCGGAATCGCGGCATCTGCTTTTCCGGCTCATCCGCCGCCTCGACGGTCAGCGGGCATCGGAACGTCAAATAGTCAGGCCTGTCTGACGTAGCCTTGGCGAAGTCAGGCTGCTTGCTGCTCTTCGACATCCTTGTCGACCTCCTCGTCTTGGTCATCCGTGGGTTCGGGTACTGCCTGCGTCGCGGGCGGTTCGACTCCACTCGGCGCAGTCAGCCCGAGTTCGGTCATCAGCGCCTGCTCCTTGGCGCGTTGGCGCAGTTCGACCTCCCAGTCCTTGCCCTGTCGGGCATACTCGGCCGCCAGCGTGGTGGTATTGCTGGCCAGGCGGGTAGCCTGGGCGTTGGCCTCCTTGGCCGGGTCGACGTGCTCGGTGCCGTCAAAGAACCACTGGTGCGGTACGTCCATCGTGCGAAGAAAGGTGAAGTCGCTCAGGAGCTCCGCCTCGCCGATCCAGGCTGCAAAGATAGGGTCCAGCACAGCCTCGGCCAGGTGCGCCTGCTCCACGCGGATGGACTTGTAGTAGGTCTGGTGATCGAGCCGCCCGGAGGCATAGTTGTAGCCTGAGGAATTGCAGGCGGCGATGTTGTACGGCAGGTTCAGGCAACGGGCGATCTCGTTGAGAAGCTCTCGCTTGAACTCGCCGTAGGTCGTGCCGGGCTGCTCGGCCTTGATCTGACCCAACTTCCACCCGTCCGGCAGGACTGTGGCCATGCGCTTCTCGAGTTCGACGATATCCATCGGCTCTACGGCCGCAGCCTCGCCACTGGCCGGTGCGTCGGTGAACAGTACCGCCGCGAAGTCGGCGGCAGTCTCCGCCGCACCCAGCACCGCCAGCGTGTAGCGCCTCAGTTGGGCGAATAGCGGCAGCGCCGGAGTGATCTCGGGGATACCCCGGTGCTGGCCCGGACGGTCAGACCGGAACCAGTGAACCACCGCGTCGGCGGGCACCAGGTCGTACTGCGTCCGCCACGCGGCCAAGTCGCCAGGATGCTGACGAAGGATCGTGTACGTCCGAGGATTGCCGTAGGCGTCGAGTGCGATACCGTCGATGTCGTTGGCGACCGGCAGTACCGCCATGACCGGCGAGGCCACGCGGTCGGCCTCTACCAGATGAACGTCGAGCATCACGGGCGAATCGACCATCGGGTTGTCCGTCAGTACGGCGAACGTCTCGCCATCGGTCGCCTTAGCCACCCGCATCGTGCGGAGTGTCTCGGCAAGGCTGACTGCCTTGGCCCATTCGGTGAAGGCTGCCTCGACACGGCGGTTGACCTCATCGTCGTCGGCCAGCAGCTGCAGGCGCGGGCCGGTGCCGATGCAGTCGTTGGCAAGGGTCAGCACGATCCCCTTGGCGTAGGAGTTGTTTGCCACCTCGTATCGGGCGCGTTGACGCAGCTTGCGGCGAACATCCGCAGAGGCAGCGCTGTCGGCGGACAGCGAATCTGCCATCGCCCAGTGACGGACGTTCTCGGCGGTCGTTTGCGCAGCATCGAAACGCGCTCGGACTACAGCCGGGATGGACTGGTTCTTGGGGGGAGCCTTCCTGGTCTTGCGGAACGGCCACATCAGACGGTCCCTCCCGGCGTTTTCCGGTATGGATCGGCAGCAGGATGAGTACCGGCGGATCGGGCTGAATGAAGCGTGGTCATCACACCGTTCCCCCCGGTGAAAGCTTGGCCAGCTTGATGCCGAGTCCCTTCGACCGGCTGGCCTTCTTCGACTCCAGGTACCTGTCGGCAGCGATCTGGTCGGCAAGACTGTGCTGCTCGACCGCCCCGGAGTCACCGCTGGCCTTCCGTGGCCCGGCGGCGTTCTCCTGGATCGAGTTGTCGAGTTCTTCGCCCATGTAGGTGTTCCGGTAACAGTGCCCTGACATTGGTTACCTATGCCGTGCCGCAGGCAGCGCACCGCAAAACGCCGGAAAACTGACATGGGCCGTGAGGGAGTTACGCATGTAGAACTTGAGGGCGAGAATCGAGGCTATATGGTCATCGTGGCGCTTTGCTCATACGTCGTGATGCGCCGTCCGCAGTAGCGACACTCACGACGGCGCAGCAGTCGGCCGCCCACGGCGCGACGCGTGTAGAGCACGCGAAAATGCCCGCACCCGCAACGCGGGCATTCCAGGCCCCGCTTCCGAACAGGCGTTCGATTATCCGTTGCCTGGGCCATCTATCGCCTGCCCTTCTGGATCTCCGACAGCCGCATGCGTTGTCGCACCGGTGCGGCCCTGGCTTCCGTGCCAGGCAGCACAGCGCCTTGAATCGAAGCCGCCACCGCACAGCCGACAAGGCAGTCCAGCCAGTGATTGTCCGGCCCGCCTGCCCGGAGCTTCCACTCATCCACCACGCGACCCCGCGCCTCGGTCCGCACGCGGTATTCGGCGGTGAGATGATCGGCCAGCAATTGATGATCGGTGGGCTTGTGGCCGAAGAGTGACAGACAGCCCGGATCAGCCATGGCCACCGACAACCGGGCGTGGATGAAGCTTTTCCAGTAGTTCGTATCGATCAGGACGTGGCGGACCTGGCGACGGCCTTGGACATTGGGAATGCGCCAGTGGTGGCCGACCCGCTCCCCGCGTTTGCGTTTGTACTCGCTGAAGGGAATGCTCGACGCGCCGACGTATCGTCCGTGGCTGGGCATGACGAGACTGGCGTGAGCGCTCTGGCGGCAGAACTGGTAGACCACATCGGTCGACTGGCCCCAGTTAGCGTCGATCAGGCAACGCTCGATCCGCAGTTCGGCCCCGTCATCTCGCCGCCAGCGACGGGACAGACAGTCCTCGGTGAGCTTCTCCAGCCCGGCATAGATCGACCCTTCCAGTCCAGCGCCAGGCGCAGCCCGCCCGAGCGTCTTCTGCGCCTCCCGCAATGTGAAGTAGCCGCGCTGCTGGTCGGGGTACGTTCCATAATCGACGACGTAGCCGGTGAAGTCGTCTTCCCACGCGATGACCGTGTGAAAGAGCATCTTCCCCTGCACGTCGATGAACATGGTCAGGTGGCTGGCACCCATGGGCACCTCGCCCTTGGGGTGCCCATTGACCTTCGCTGCGATTTGATCAGCTGTGAGCATGTCGGTATCGCCCTCATCTTCCGGCAGAGGTTCGTTCTGATACTCCGCCCAGAAGGCCCGTTCATCCTGGAGCCGCAGGTTCATCGCGTGCTGGATGGCGGATAGTTCATCGGTGTTGTGCCTTTCCGGCCAGGCAACAGCAGACCCGGCATCCATTGCCTCGCGATGCTCGCGATAGAACTCGGTGGCCTCATGGCCGTCGCCGTCGTTGCGGAAGCTGTCTGAGCGAATCTGCGCATACTTGTCCCAGAGCTTCTCGTTGTCCGGGAAGGCATAGACCAGCTTGGTGCGCTCGCCTTGCCAGGCCGCGTGCTTATCGCGGTCGAGGATCTGGTCGGCCATATCGCCGGGCCGGATCACCGTGCAGGGCATGATGCCGGAGATCTTCTGACCCGGTCCGGCCAGGTTCAGGATTGCGCCGTTGAGCGTCTCCATCCGCGAGCGAACCTGCTGATCGCTCCGCGCCGATTCGTCGGTCTGCGGGTCGTCCAGCACCACCAGTGACGGCCGCAGGGCCCGACCATCGGCGCGCTTGTACTTCATCCCGCGAATCCGGCTCTCGATGCCGGCCACGCGGATGATTGCCCCTGATGCCTTGCTGTCCGGGATGGTCGGCAGCACGATTTCATCGGCCGTCCAGACGATCCGCGTGTGCTTGCCGCCCGCCAACTGCCCCTTGGCCCGGTTGTGAATCCGCTCCAGGGCATGGATCGGGAACACCGCCTCGGGGTAGTCGTCGAGAAGTTGCTCGTTGGTCTCGAACTCGACCTTGATGCTCTCGAGCATGTTGCGGGCGTGTCCGGCGTCTGATCCGATCAGGCAGACGAACTCCCGTGCCCCAGTGAGCATCGCCCAGATGCAGGCGGTTTCGGCGAGTGTGGTCTTGCCGCTCCCGCGAGGCATGGCCATGGCGAACACGCCGCCGCGCAGCACGGCCGTCTCGATCTTGGCGATCACCTTCAGGTGGTCGTCCGACCACGGCAAGCTGAAGGTCTGCGGAAAGTATGCTTCGCAGAAGAACCGGAAGTCGGTCGCGCCCCGCGCCTTTCGCTGCGGATCGACCACCTCGGGGATGTCGCCGATGTCACGACCGATGGCCGACAGCTCCGCGTTGCGGGCGCGTGCGGCCTCCTTCATCGCGTCGTAGTCAGCGGGTGGCTTGTCCGGTTCGCCGTTGTGCCGCAGCCACGCCAGCCAGGCGGCATAGCGGAACAGGTCCACGTGCTTCTCGTCACCGATGCGATATCCCGCCCGGTTGCGATGACGACGTAGCTGCCGTTCGCTGATCACCTCGCCCAGCGGTGTGGAGTTCAGCATCCGCGTCAGCATCGACGGCCGCAGTTGGCGCGGGTCAATCGCCACCGGCCATCTCCTTGACCAGCCAGGCGGCGTAATGCACCAGGTTTACACGTCCGTCGGCGTGGGTGGGCGCACCGGCCTCGATGTCGGCGCGAACCATCGCCTCGGTGATCCGCCGATTCCCGGCGGCGGCGAGGATTTTGGCCGCCTGGGTGGGCGTCAGGGCCGTGACTGTGGGCGTTTCGGTAGCCATATCTCTAGCCCGCTCGCATGCTTGCGGAAATCTGTAAGTTCTTTCGCCACAGGCGGTTAATTGCCTTGATGAGGTTGCGGCTCCATGGCTGAATGTGTGTGTAACGCAAGCAATACCAAGGAGATACACCATGCGAATAACACGAATCGATATCGAGGGCCGCGAAGGCCGATACGCCACGATCACCCGCCGCAAGGGCAGCCGGTGGATCGAGGTCACGATCCTCACCGCCTACCAGCCCGACGGCAAAGACCACCGCATCGCGGCCGACGCCGACGAAAGCGAACTCAGGAACCAGGCCCGCCACCTCCAGCACGCCCTCGACGGCGTCATCGGGACGGCGGGCGACATCGATGGGTACTACCGCGAGCTGCAGCGCTTCGCAGACTGAACTGGAAAGGACGGCAACGCCATGACCACGCAGAACAACAAGCAGCCAGTGTGTGACGCCCTCAAGCGTGCCCGGGCCGACATCGCCAGCCTGACCGACTGGATCGAGTGCGAACTCGAAAAGCATGACGGCGACGAGGTCGCCTGGGCCGACGTCAATACGCTCGAGTTCGTCCGCGAACACCTCGTCGAGACGCTGGAACGCTTCTCCGGTGTATCGCGGGCCGAGATTCAGCGCAGCCTCGACGAGCTGCACATGTAACCCATCAGCGTCAGGAGAAACGCAATGCCTCACGAAGCCATGGACCAGACGCTCGAGCGAATCGCCAGAGAAGACCTGGAGATCACCACGCTCGAACCGCGCCACAACGATGAAGAGGACTTCCACACCTTGGCGGTGTGGGAGATCGAAACCGTCATGGAGCGGGCCTACCAGGCCGGCTCCGAAGCCGCGAGCAACGCTCGCAAGCAAGGAGACTGAACCATGAAGAAGACAGACATACAGATCAACGCGACGTACCTGGTGAAGGTGGCGGGCAACCTCGTGCCGGTGAAGATCACCCGCGAGCACGCCAATGGCGGATGGGAAGGTTCCAGCGTCAAAACCGGCAAGACCATCCGCATCAAGAGCGCCCAGCGCCTGCGGAAACGTCTCGCCGACGCGGCCCCCGTGGCGAAGAAGGCCGAGAAGCCGACCAAGGACGCCAAGGCCATCGCCAAACGCGACACGGGCGAACGTGGGGCCAAGGGTGGCGAACGTGACGCCAAGCCGAGGAGCCTGCTGGACGCGGCGGCTCACCTGCTGTCGCTGGGTACCGGCGACCCGATGCGATGCAAGGACATCGTCGACCTCGCCGTCGCACGTGGCCTGTGGACACCCGGCAGCGGCAAGACGCCAGCGAATACCCTCTACGCATCGATTCTCCGCGAGATCAAGACCAAGGGCGATGCCAGCCGGTTCATCAAGGCCGAGCGCGGCAAGTTCGCCTTGGCCAGCAAGAGCTGAACGCCACATCATACCTGCACCTCCTCGACTGCCCCGGCCTGTGTCGGGGCGGTCTCAGTGACGGCATCCGCATCGATCCTCTCCGCCTTCCGCCCGGTGAACTGCTCCCATCGCTGCACGATCACGTCGCAGTAGGCTTGGTCGAGTTCCATCAGGAACGCATGCCGTCCGGTCTGCTCGCAGCCGATCAGTGTCGAGCCGCTGCCGCCGAAGAGGTCCAGAACGTTCTGCCCCGGCAGCGACGAGTATTGGATCGAGCGCACGGCCAGCTCGACGGGCTTCTCGGTCAGGTGGACCATCGCCTGGGGGTTGACCTTCTTGACGTGCCAGAGGTCGGTGGCGTTGTTGGGGCCATAGAACTTGTGCCCCGCGCCCTCCTTCCAGCCGTAGAAGCAGATCTCGAACGCCCCCATGAAGTCCTTGCGCGTCAACACCGGGTGCTGTTTGTCCCAGACGATGCCCTGCGAGAAGTACAGGCCGGCAGCCTTCAGTGGCGCGGGGTAGTTGCCGAGGTTGGCATAGCCGCCCCAGATGAAGAACGACCCACCCGGCTTGAGCACGCGCGAGGCGTTGGCGAACCAGGCCAGCAGCATCTCGTCGAACGCCTCGTCGGTGACGAAGTCGTTCTCCAATGGCCGGTCCTTGGCCCGCATCTTCTTGCGGGCCTTCTTCGGGTCACTGACGCCGCGCGCCTGGTCGAAGCCCTGGTGATGGAGCTGGGCCTTCTTGTTGGTGAACGAGCTGAGACCGGCGGCGATGGCCGTGTTGCTGCGCGGTTCGACCTTCACGTTATACGGCGGGTCCATCGCAACCAGGTCAATCGTGGCTCCGTCGAGTAGCTGATCCAGGTCTTGGACGCCACCGCTGTCGCCGCAGAGCAACCGGTGATCGCCGAGAATCCACAGGTCGCCGCGCTGCGTGATGGGATCGTCGGGCGGCTCGGGCACCGAATCCGGGTCGGTCAGACCTTCGGCCAGGTCGCCGTCGAGCAGATGGGCCAGCTCGTCCTCGCCAAAGCCGAGCAGGCTCAGGTCATAGTCGGCCTGCTGAAGGTCTTTCAGCTCGATGGGCAGCAGGTCGAAGTCCCATTCGGCCAGTGTCGCGGTCTGGTTATCCGCGATGCGATAGGCTTTCACCTTCTCCGGCGGCAGGTCGGTGGCGACATGGACCGGCACCTTGGCCAGACCGAGCTTCTTCGCAGCCTTCCATCGCGTGTGGCCGACGATGATCACGCCCTCGGCGTCCACCACGATCGGCTGACGGAAGCCGAACTCCCTCAGGCTGGCCGCCACGGCTTCGACCGCGTCGTCATTGATGCGGGGATTGCCCTCGTAGGGCTTGACGGCGTTGATGGGTCTAAGTTCTACGTCAAATGTCTTTGCTGTCATGATTGCACCTCCGTGTGCGTTGATGAGGTGTTGGACCAGCGAACCACTTCACGGCACATGCCGATGAACTCCTCGCTCGTCAGCGACCCCTTGGCTCGGTTTACATCTTTGTGCAGCACTTAGGCGTTTGCGATGCTGTGTTCGCCGCTGTAGCGGATCGGTACGATGTGATCGATAGCCGCCGTTTGTGGTGTGAGCTTGCGCCCGGTCAAAGCACAGCAATATCGCTGTTGTTCCAGCAGACGCAGAACATTGCCCACTGATACCGGCCCCTGTAGAGCGGGTCCCTCTACCACTGGCGTTTGGCTTTGGGGATGTAGCGGCTGCCCGCAATCGTTCGATTCATGGCCCACCGTTCCCAGTCGCTCTTGTTGGCACGGTGCCTCTTGCTGGCCAGGATGCCGACGCCTCGACGCGCGAAATCCCTCCATGTCTGCCTCAGAACCACGGCGATGTTGCCCTTGGCCGGTGGACGGCTCATCCGAATACGCCAGCCCTGCACCATGCTGTGCGCCGCTCGGGACCAAGGGTCGCCAAGAAGCTGGGCGTTGCGCCTGTCGGTGCAAAGACGACTGATCAACCCGCTCACAGACCGTTGCCACGCCTGATTCGTTGCTGTTTCCATACATTGTGGTCTCCTGTCATTGGCCATGAAGAGGCCGTGTGAAAAAACCGGACAGCGCAAACAAACTGTGCCTATGGGCGCGACTGTTCCCGCTGGCCTCACGAGAAGCTCTTGCCGGGAAGGAACCATGGACTTCTTTCACCCCATCCCCATGCGCGCACGCGGGCGGGTTCTTCCTTCGCGCGCACATGCAGGGGTGAAAGGGTGAAAGAAGGAGAGAGAGTGTTGTTATTACTATACTTAAGGCGCGTACTTCTTTCACCCCCACCCGGTGAAAGAAGGGGTGAAGGATAGTGAAAGAAGCGCGGGTTGTGACGGCCAGTTTCACCATCTTTCACCTTCTTTCACCCTCGGCCAGACGGTAGGTCAGCCCGCTGCGGCCGTCAGTGGCAATGGACGCGGCCAGCACGTCGCCGCGCTGCACGAGCGTCTCGATCAGTTCCTTGAAGTCCTTGGTCCTCATCTTCATGCGCTTCAGCAGCACGCTGTGCGGCAGTTCCTGCAAAGGTGCTTCCCGCAGCTTCCGCACGAGTTTCAGGCACTCGCTATGGAACGGGTTCTCGGCGACGTAGTTGGCAGCCAGGAACAGCTGCCGTCGCGTCTGATGCATGGCGAACACGCTGGCCCACTCGATGGCCGGCAGGTCGATGACGGGGTTCTCGTGGTTGGCGCTACAGGCGTGCAGCAGGGCCAGCTTCTTGGCGTTCTCATGGGTCCGTGACCAGGCAACGCGAGCGACCTCGTCATTGCGGGCGTGGGCCTGGTCGTACTCGCCCTCAGTCTGCCGCTGCAGAGCTGTGATCGCTTCGTCGGCTTCGGGCGTGCAGGGAACGACGCGCGGGTCCGGGTGGACGTCAATCAGGTTCACCCGCCGTGTGCCGGGCTGATATTCGGCCCACCATCGGGCGGCCTGGATCACCGGCTCGGGCAGGTGGCGGGCACTGCCGGGCGTCTGGCCAGCACTTCGTTTGCCGATATCGACGATGATCAGGCGGGCGAAAAATCCGTTGGTCAGCATTCGCTGGCTGAGCGATTCGTAGAAGTACTGCGGCGTGGCAGTCCCGAACAGTGTCAGGTGCGGCTGGTCGATGCTGGCCGCTTCCTTCTGGCCTGCCTTGACGCGAATCGGATAGACGGCATCAGCTGAGGTGTAGAGCGTCAGCAGGATATTGGGAATCGACTCGCGCTTGTTCTCACGGTCGAGGTTGATCTGCCGCAGGACGCCGTCCATCTCATCGTTCTGGAACAGCATCGCGCTGGTGCGGGCCAGCGCGTCCTGGATGCCTTCGCCGCTGGCGAACTTGTCACCCAGCGCCGCCACATGGCCGATCTCGAACAGCACACGCGAGTTGACTTTGCGGGGGAAGTCCTTGCCGGTGCCACTGCTAGCGAGTGCGAGCAGGTAGATGTTGGGCCGCAGGTCGCCGGCATCGCAGACCTTGCGGCCGCAGAGGTAGGATTGCAGGGCGATGGCGCCGCAGAAGGCCAGGCCGACGTTCGGATACGGCGCGTTGGCCAGCGTGAAGTCCATGACCTGTTCGACCAAGCCCGGAACATGGAAGAGATGGTCGGGGATCGACCCGGGGTCGGCGATCTCTGGCGCAGGTGCGGATTCTCCGTCGGAGATCGCCATTGTCCGACCGAGAGCGGCACTGTCCGACGGACAAGTGCCGGGTGCTACGGACATTCGCATAATGCCTGAGATGTCCGCACCGGCGGCGCTGTCGGCCAGAGAATCACCACCGTAGCCGAGTTCTCGCAGAGAGCGAGCGGCCTGTTCGTAATCTCCGCCACAGGTCAGCAATGTGTAGACGGCGAACGGCGAATAGGCCCGATTGGGTTCGAATGGCGCGGCATTGGACGAGAAGACGTAGAAGACGCGGTCCCTTAGTGTCGCGGACGTGCCCGAATCCTTGCCGGGCCGCCGCCAGTATTCGTTCTCTCCGCCTTTAGTGCGAACCCATCCGTATTGTTCGAGCACAGCCCGCACATCTCCGCGATGGTTGAAGTCATCGCCGGGCCTGTCGGCATTGTCTGGCGAACAGTCGCATTGTCCGACGGATAACGGGCTTGTCTGGCCGACAACACCATTGTTCGACGGACAATGGCCGTTGTGCGAATTCTCTGCCGACATTTGGCATTGTCCGACCGATGATGCGCTTCTCTGGCCGACATCCGCAGAGCCCGTCGGACCATCCACCACCGGCGGCAGGTATTCGTTCAGTTCCCACGCCGCTTGTAGAAGAACGTCACGCTCGGCAGAAGTCAGCATGGGCGGGTCGCGCAGATCACCCTGGATCATTTCGTAGCCCGGCGTTGGGGCACACAGGAACAGGCCGCCTTCGCCACGGGTTTCAATGAGCGTGGCGATCTTCTTACCCTCGCGGCGCTGGGCCAGTTTCATGTTGCCGCAGACCTCGCCCTCACAGCGGTAATACACATGCCGCCCGTCGCGTTGGGTGGACTCGATGACCAGCCTGGCCAGCAGATCCGGCCCGATGTGCGCCGCCCAGGCGTCGAACAGTTCCCCGCCAGCGTCGAAGTCGATCATCTCGCCATTGCCCGACACGCGGCCGCAAAGAATACAGATCGCATCGGGATCGTTGGCGAACCACGCCGATACCTCTGCCTTGGTGGGCAGTCTCTTTCGATACTGTTTCCACCGGCCCACAGCCGGGCGTTTCTCGGCCCGACGGGCGGGCAGTACGCACAGGCCGGCGGCCAAGTAGGCCTGCGCAGCCTTGCCGAGAACCTCTGGCTGTCCTATCCTGTTCGTCGTCATGAGCACGAGTCCAAGCAAGCAGCACCCCGGCGACAGCTCGGAACAACGCGAGGCGGAGCGAGAGATCCTCGAAGCAGTAAGCCGAGAACTGGGCGTCCCACTCGACGGCAAGCCGGACATCGCCCAACGCGCCGACCTAGACGGTTTCCAAGGTGGCCAGCGGCCAATCTGCGTTGAGGTCTTTGCCCATCAAGGCCCATCGAAGGATGGCCAACGCAAGAAGCTGATGCGTGACATGTGCAAGTTGCTCCTTGTCGAGAAGCTTCTCCGCAAGAAGTGCCGCAAGATCGTTGCCGTATCGGACCCGGAATCTGTGAAATTCCTCGACAAGTCGTGGATGGGCCGGTTCGCCGATGAATTCGGCATTGAACGCATCGTCGTGACCTTGTCAGAGGATACGCGTAAACGCGTGCTTCGAGCCCAGAAGAGACAGTACCGGTAGACATCAGAAGGGCACCTCGCCTTCCGCCGGCACGTAGGCAGGCACGTCACCGCCATCTCGCTCGTCGCTGCCATCGAGGCGAGGTGGGATCGGCCCAAGTTGGTAGTCCATGATGCGGTCGAACTTCTCGCCGGTTACCGAGCGCACGGTGATGGCCAGGGTCTCTGCGACGCCGCCGGCCTCGCAGATTTCGACGGCCTGCGCCGCCGTGTTCGGGAATGGGTCGTTCGATCTGGCCCGCCACCAGGCCTCGAACTTGCCCCTGGCGTAGCCGGTGTGTTCGGGGCAAACCCATTCGCTGTGGTAGTCATTGAAGCCGCAGCGGTAGTCGACGCGCATCGTGCGCGGATGGTCCTCCGGGGCGTCGCGCTTGACGTGGACGCTGTAGTAGACTTCGCTGACCTCGCAGTCGGTTTCAGTCACCTCGCCGGAGAGGATGCCCGCCGTGGAGGCCTGGTGGTCGTGCTGCTCTCGCTGAGGCGGCGGGAACTCATAGCCGCACTCCGGGCAGATGCCGTAAGCGGCGTGGATCACCGCCTGACACTCGGGGCATTCCTTCGCGGGCGCTTCGCCGTTGCCGGATGACCGATCCCTGATCTCCAAGGCATCGACCGGGCCATGCCGCAGGATGTTGCCGCCGAAATCCAGAACCAGACAGTTCTCCTTCGACGTGTCCAGTCGAAAGCCGCGACCCACCATCTGGTAGTAGAGGCCCGGCGAGTTTGTCGGCCGCAACAGAGCCACGCAGTCGATGTTGGGAGCGTCAAAGCCCGTGGTCAGGACGTTCACGTTGGCCAGGTACTTCAGATCGCCGTCCTTGAACCGCTTGAGCGTCTCGGACCGTTCGAAGGACAACGTATCGCCGCACACGAAGCCGCACTCCTGGCCGCACTCGGTCAGCACGCGCTGGACGTGCCTGGCATGTTGCACCCCGCTGGCGAAGACCAGCACCGAGTGCCGCTCGCGGGTGTGATCGACGATCTCACGGCAGGCCGAGCGTACGAGTGAGTCGTCATCCATCAACGCCTCGACCTCACCCGCGATGAACTCGCCGCCCCGGATGTGCAGGCCCGACGTATCGACCTTGCGCCGGCTTGCCTTGGTCTTCAGCGAGCACAGGTAGCCCTGCACGATCAGTTCACGCACACCCACCTCGTAGCAGACATGATTCAGCAGGTGGTCCGGGGCGCAGATCATCCCCGTCGTCATGCGGTACGGGGTGGCCGTCAGACCGATCATGCGCACGTTGGGATTCACCACCCGCGCGTCGGCCAGGAACGTGCGGTACATGCCCTCGCCGTCAGGCGGCAGCATATGGGCCTCGTCGATCAGGATCAGGTCGAACCGGTCGAGTTCAGCGGCGCGGCGGTAGACGCTCTGAATGCCAGCCACGATGATCGGATGCTCGGTATCCCGGCTCTTGAGGCCTGCCGAGTAGACCCCGATCCGGTTCCAGAGGTCCGGGGCCATGGTGTGCAGCTTGTCGACCGCCTGCTCGAGCAGTTCCTTCACATGCGCGAGGATCAACACGCGCCCGTCCCACTGCTGCACGGCATCGCGGCAGATCGTCGCCATCACCGGCGTCTTGCCGCCCGCTGTCGGGATCACCACACAGGGGTGATCGTCCCGATGGCGCAGGTGGTCGTAGACGGCACTGACCGCCTCTCTCTGGTACGGGCGCAGCTGCATCACCATGTGACCACCGTCGTCAACGTTGCAGCGGCCAGCCAGTAGATGACCTTGCGCCAGTCGCCGGTGGGCACGTAGCCCGCAGCGGCGCAGACACCCAGAACGATCAGGAGCGTGGGGAACAGCTTTTCCATAGGCATATCAATTCGATTGCGGATTGAACGTCTCCAGTTGCCCCCCGCAGACCGGACATCGCCGCAGGGGAAGATTCATGACTTGCACCAGCAGTCTTCCGCTTGGGACCACCTCGCAGCGTTTCGTGATGAGCAGGTCGATCTGGCTGTCGTCCTCGTAGACATCGGCATGTTCGAGCGCGTCGAGAACCGGCTTCTGGATGTTGTCCAGGTCGCGGCGACGCCGGTCGGGAGGGAAAGCATCCATCGCCAGCGCGATGCGCCCGCCCGAAGGAGGCTTGCGAGGTCCGCCGCCACCCAGAAGGGCGCAGACGTTCTTGCGGAACGCCCGGCCCTCCCGGCTGATCAACGTGCGAGGCCCGACCCGACGCCAGTAGTGGTTGATGCTGGGCGGGTAAGGAAGCGTCATCACCACGGCGACCTCCTTACCGTTTCCAGGGAGGGGTGTTGTCGGTCACTGGCGCTTGGGACTGCTGACCGTTTCCGGCAGCGTCCTTGCGGGCGTAGCCCCTAATCTCGTTGGTCAGTTCGCCCGTGTCTTCGCGCGCCTTGAGTTTGACGGTGATCACCAGCGGCAGGTTGTGCAGGTCCACGCTGTCGCGGGGCTGCATGACGCCGGTCGCGTGGCAGATGGCTGACAACTCACTTCGGGCGATCTTTACCGCCGTGGCGTTGGGGTTGTTGAGGTTCAGTCGCGCCCATAGGATGCGGTTCTTGTACTCGCCTTCCAAGATGGTGAAGGTCAACTGGAGGTAGCTGCCCGAGCCGCTCTTGGTGGCCTTCATCTCCGACTCAGTGATTGCGGCGAGGTACTTGCCTGCCGGCAACGGCTCGAAACTGGTGGTCGGTTCGACTTCGGTTGCGTTGAATCCGTTCAGGTTTGCCATCGATCAGTTCTCCTTGCTGTTGGTGTTCGCGGGGGCATCACTGCCCACTAGACGCAGGCCGTGGGCGGGCGAAGGGCTGGCTGTCAGCGCCTGCATCAGCGCTGACCACGAGAGGGGAATCTCGGCGGGCAGGCTGTAGCGATTCTTCGCCAGGACCACGTTCGTGCCCTGGGTCAGAAGCGTGCGACGGTCACCGTCGCGAGAGGCGTACAACACCGCGTCGGCCCATTCGACGAATGGGGGCAAGATCCAGTGCGGAAGATCGGGCGCGGCCAGTCGCAGGTCGAATCCTTCCGGCGCGGTCATCTTGGTGTTGGCGGCATGGGCCAGAAGGATGATCGCCACGCCGTTGCCGGCTATGGCGTTGAGCATCGGCAGCAGATCGCGGTAGACGATGTTCTGCACGATCTCGCGGGCCTTGAAATAGCCGCCATGCGCGGTGCCGAGCGTGTTGGTGATGTCGCCCGCCGATTTGCCGTCCAGGTCGAGCACCACGTGCTCGACGATGCGCTGCACCATCCAGTCGATGGTGTCGATGGCGAGCGCCGAGAGGCCATCCGGCGGCGCGGTGGCTATCTCAACCAGCCACTGGCGCATCTGCGGCCAGGACTGCAGGTACGGCGTGCGTTTCAGACCGCGTACGGCACCGGCCCCATTCTCGCAGTCGATCAGGATCGCATCGGATGATGCGGCGAACGTGGTCTTGCCGATGCCCGGCTGGCCATAGACGATCATCTTTGGCGGCGCGGGAGTGGTCGTGGTGATCAGTGATTCGATCAGTGTCATGGCTATGCTCCTGTTCCTAGGGTTCGTGCAACAATGGCAGGCGTGGGAGTCAAACCCACATCCCGAGGCCTTTCCGAAGAAGAGGCCCCGGTAGCCCGGCCCTGCCGAATGTCAAACACGCCCGGGGGGTGGCCGTCGCGTTTGGTGGACTCGCCACAAGCCGCCCGGGCGCGAGAAATGCTCAGGCCACATCGAGCACGCGGATCTCCTCGTAGCCCGTGGGCCAGTGATCGTGCTGATGGCAGATTCGAAGCCGGCGTATCGCCGCTTCGTTTTCACGCTGGGCGATGGCAAGCGTGTCGTCGCTGACGCGCCACACGCCGCAGCGAAATGGTTCTTTCTTCTCGATAGCAACGAGGTGAACGGGAACCAGCAGACCATCGAGAGCTTGGGCCAGAACGGCCCGGTAGAACGCCATCTGCCGGTGATAGCCGAAGCGCCGCGCGTCCGACTCGAACCAGGTCAGGTCATCACAGGTCTTGAAGTCCACGATGCCGCGATGCGGATGCACCCAGTCGATGCGAATCTGGCAAGGCGTGCCGCAGTACTCCGCCCGCAAGATGCCTTCAGACCGGCCGTACAAGAGTAAGTCCACGGCCTCATCGTTCATGGCCACGCCGGTGGCCATCTGCTCGATCAGTTCGACCTGATCGTGACTGAGCACCGGTTTGCCCTGTGACTCGGCCCATGCGGAGAAGGCCTTGGTATTGGACCCAAACGGCTTGTTGGTCTTGGGGTTGATCGGCCCACCAAGGGCGAAGACGGTCTCGTAGACATTGCGGCCTTCGAGGATGCGGACGTGTGTGGCTCGCCCAAGCAGGAAGGCCGGCGAATCCTTATCCTCGATCAGCCCGAGCGCCTTTCGGCGGTGCAGCAGCGGGCATTTCACGAAGTCCAGCAACTGATGGCTGGAGAGATACTCGCTCGTCTTGGCGTGGTACTCCTCCGCCGGTTCAACGTCCAGAATGTTCAGGTCGATGCTCAAATCCATAACGTGCCTCGCATGTATCTGCGATTTCACTGCCCGCTCCCCGGAGGCCCAGGCATGAACGCCAGGGCCTCCGGGGACGGCATGAGTTGTGTGCTCTCTGGTTACCTATGCCGTGCAGAGGCGAGCGCCCCGGTTAGTTGGGGCCAAGACCGGCTTTTTCGAAGCGGGATCGCATGCGGGCCAGCGCGTTGTTGATCTGCCGGCGCGACACATTGCGCTGCCGAGCGGCGCTGGCCACACCGTGCTCGGCCACATGCGCCAGCAGCGCCCGGTCGTCCGGCTCCAGGCCCTGCATCACATGCTCGATGGCTTCGCGCAGCTCGAAATGCTCGACCGGCGAGATGGGGTAGGCTTGTGTGAGACGCTGGCCGTCTTCTTCCAGCAGGACGGCACCGAGCGTGGTGATGTCACCGTCGCATTCGACCGGCGTGCGCTCCAGCGAGACCGCCTTGTACGACTCGCGACGCTTCTGGCGCTTGCGGTAGCGCAGCCGGATCGCCACCCATGTGTTGATGCAGTTGGTGACGAAGGCCTCGATAGTGCCCCGAGCTGGGTCGAACAGGTGCGCCTTCTCAAGGAGATAGAGGCGCATGTCCTGCCGCAGATCGCCGTAGTCCGACCGGGAGATGTCGGATCGGCGACAGAGCTGGCGGGCCTTGATGCGGATGAGGGTGACAGTGAACGGGTCCGATACGACGTCGTGGAGTTCGGCCATGATTCCTCAAGGCCGGTCCACTGGCTCCCGAACCAATCAGCGATCACACAGTCATAGGTCTGTGCCGCGACAACTTGCCGCGAGGTAACACAGGTGCGGTCGTGACTGGCCGGTAATGAGCTGGCCGGCCTCGACCGAAGTCCGTGGTGTCGCGTCTGGCGCAAAAAAAGGCGGGCCGATGGCCCGCGCAATGTTCACCTATGCTGCTGCTATTGTGGCACTAACGCCTTTCGATGAATCTTTTCGCCCTGTCGCCGCGTTGCGACGCGACAGTCCTTGAGACAGATGCTGAATCCTCCTCAGGTATGATCTCGGCCCGTCCGCCGTGACGTTCGACGGCTCGCCGGACCCTGTCCTTGCTGATCGACTGCCCGGTCTGCTCGGTGAGTGCGTCCGCCGCCTTGCGATAGGAATCATGCTGCTTGTAGGCGGCGACATACGCATCGTCGGTGAGCAGTGACTTGATCTCGGCCTTCACCTGCCGGCGAACCATCTTCTTGCCGGTCGGTCCGAGCGCGATCGCCTCCGCCGATTCGACAAGATGATCAGCGGTTTGGACGGCATCAACGACGGCCCCGGCGTCCAGAACTAATCCCTCACCGTCACACGTCATCACCTGCGAGAGCACGACTACGGCGGGAACCGACCCCGACCAGATCCGTTCGTCGGGCAGATGGTGCGGCACCAGTACGATGGCGCGACCGCCCCGGCCGACGTGCGCGGCCACACTTGCGGCGTCGGGATCGGCCATGCGCCGGGCAAAGACCACTTGGCGGGCCCTCTTGGTACCTGGGGGCCACGACGTTTGCCCCAGTCGCCAGAACCGATTCGCAACGACCGCCTTTGGCGTACCCTTGAGTCCCAGCGAGGAGCCGACAGCGGCGGCCAGACCGGCGGGGTCCACCTCCCAGCCGTTGCACATCTCCGGGGAGACCTCGACACGCATCGACTCGGGGCACCAGATGTAGAATCGCTTCGTCTTGCCAGGTCCCGCGCGGATCGTGACCGGTTCGACGTGGCCGTCGGCGCAGTCTGGGCACGGCGCGTGCAGACCGTTGGCAGCCTGACGAATCAGGCCGAGGCGGCGGAACTCATCCAACGAGCCTGGCGGCCAGGTGGCGATCTCGGCGTGGTCAAAGACCCGACCCTCGTCATCGACGGCGGCCAGGATCAGGCCAAGCAGGTCATTCCGCATCATCATCGTCAACGACGACCTCCCATAGCTTCAGGCATCGCTCGCCGACCTCACGCTGTTCGTCGGGCTTGCTCTTGAGGTTGCTGGAGTTGGGGGCCGAGACGTCAAACGTCAGCGTCGGCTGGCGACCCGGTCCGTCATGCTGGAACTTCAGGTGGAAGGTTGCCTGCAACACCCGCGTGCCGGCCGCCGCGATGCTCCCGGCCTTGAGCCACCGCTCCATCTTGCGGTAGATGTCGTTCGGGTGGCCTTTGGGATCGGCCTTGATCTCGATGTAGCCGCCGCTGCCGCGCGGGAAGAGGCGAAGCCGTGTGATCCGCGCCTCCTCGACACCGTCCCTTGGATCGGTCGGCAGGGGGAAGTCGGGCGTGAGCAGGTGGTCAAGCTGGAAAGACGGGCGCAGCGGATCGGCCGGATCGACCTCCTCGCCGAGCACCGCCTGGCAGAACGCCGACTGCAGCGGCCCCCAGACCTTCTTGCCGCCCTGAGCGAATACTTCCATCGCGCCGTCGTCGGCGTTGTAGACGAAGACATTCTCGAACGCATACCGATCCGAGCGCACGATGGGCTCATCGCTGTCGCCGTCGAACACCAGGTGCTTGTCGGGGTAGTCGTCGAGATAGGCGAAGAAGTAGTCGGTCCCGCCCGATCGCCGGTAGTTCACGACCTTGCAGAACCGGCCCCGCATCTGGGCCGGCCCGTAGAACGAGGTCAGCCCCTCGGCCAGAGCATCGCGCATGGCCTCGTCCACGACGATCTGCTTCTTCGGCAAGCTGTTGCGGCGCTTCCAGTGCCGTCCGGCCGCCAGGGCGTCAGCACGGGCGAACATCGCCGCCTCCTCAAACGCCTCGGGCACATGCAGGTACACCCACATCGCTCTGTCCGCCTTGCTCACCTGGGCCTTTAACTCATCGGCTCGCTCGGGGCAGCGCCAGAGGATCTCCTCGGCCAGCACCGCGAGCCCACGGTGGTCGGCCAGTTCATTGATGTCGCGGAGGATAATCTGCACCTGCATCTTCGACGCTTCGTCCAGCGCCTGCCACGCCTCAAAGACCGGCTCGATCTTGTGCTCGGTCAGCCCGTCCCACGGCACACCATCGAGTTCGCCACGCCCCGTGAAGAACTCGCGGAGCAGAGGGTTGGCGATGTGCTTGAGAACCTTCCTTGGATCAAACGGCTTAGCCATGACGGCAACTCCTTTCTACCGTCCAGTGAACGGTAAACACCAAGAAGAAAAAAAGAGAGGACGCCTCGCCCCCTCAGAACAATCGCGGTTGAACCTTCTTCACCAGCAACTCGAGTTTCTGAAGCCGGTAACGCATCGCTTGGGCAGAGACCTCAAACCGCTCGGCCAGCGGCTTACTGAACTGGTCCATCGCCATCTTCTCGTTGGCCTGCCGATCGGCGTGATAGTCGCCGACGGGCAGGTCGGAGATGGCGACCGGCTTGTCCGAATCCCGCCACTGCGACCACGCGTCATAGACCAGTTGGCGCGGCATCAGCGCGCAGGCCGCAAAGGCGTTGGCCTGGATTTCCTCGGGAGGATTCGCGCCGGAACGCTGAACGAACGCCGGCTCGCAGTTCGCCTCGAACAGTGACTTGGCCGACGGGTCGTCCATCAGGTGCTGGCGGTGTAGCCGCCAGTGCCCGACCTCGTGGGCGAGGGTGAATCGGTAGCGACCCAGCAGCTTCGGCGCGATCGACGGGTCAAGCGACTGGTCCACCTTGATCATCCGGTCGCCGAACCAGATGCCGCCCAGCACGTCCCGGTGGCCAAGCTCGGTCTGAAGGTCGGCCACAATAAACGCCAACTCCAGGTGAAGCTCAAGGATGTCCTCGATCGGTACCGGTGGTTCACTCACCGCCAGATGGCTCTCTGCCCACTCGGCCAGGAGCAGCTCGGCCTGGTCTTCGATGCGTTTCTCAGGCAGGAACGGCACCTTGTATTGCCGGACGGCGACGCGACGTTTCATCACTCTTTGCCCCCGTCTTTCTGCTGGTCGCGGATCTGCTCCGTGAGCTCTCGCAACTCGTCGGCGGTCAGTCCCTTGACCGCCCGCAGCAGCGCCGGCATTGCTTGAGGCTCGTTCTTGATAATGTCCGTCAGGTCATCGGCCACACGGCCCGCCAGAGCGATCCACTCGTCGGCGTTCTGACCGAGCAGTTCCGCCACCGTGCGGACGCGTTCAGCCGTCGGTGCCCGCTCGACCTTCCCCTGCTCGACCTGAGACAGGTACGTCGGGCTCATGTCCGCCATCTCTGCGAACTTCCGAAGGCTATGGCCCTTGGCGACGCGGGTCGCTCGAAGAAGGTCGCCGAAGGTCTTTCGCGGATCAGCCATGCTCGATTCCTTTTGACAAGACACCGTTCATCGTTTACTGTACACGCACGCATCGGGCTGGTCAAGCGCGATTTGGCCGAGGCATTGTTTTTCGCCCACTGGCCTGGTATTGATGTTACATGGCGTAACCTTGTGAAACAAGGATTGACGTAATGCACCGCACCGGATAAGCTGCTTGCTGTGCTGTGCGACGCAGCCGAGCGTGGAGAGAAGCATGCCGGTCGAGATCAACGGAAAACGATACCTCCAGGTAACTGAAGTCGCTGAAGCCGTGGGCGTTACACGGCAGACGCTTTGGCGATGGAGGCGTGACGGGGCCATACCCGTAGGCAGGAAGTACCGCGGCCGGCAGATCATCTACATGCCGAACGAGGTCGAGTTGATCCGGCTGTTTGCAGAGCGAATTGAGCCGATCGACGATCAACACCGGCTAGAGAAGACGTTGTTCGAGGGCGACTCGTGATCTACTTGGACAACAACGCGACAACGGAGCCTCTCCCGGAAGTGCGAGAGGCCGTTCTTGCTTCGCTGTGCCTTGGCCCGTCCAATCCTTCGAGCCCGCACGCGGCGGGAGAACCGGCGAGGCGTCTTCTCGCTGATGCGAGAGAGAGCGTCGCCCAACTGATAGGTGCTTCCTCGGAACAGGTACTCTTCACTAGCAGCGGTACGGAAGCCAATAATCTGGCGATGAACAGCATCGCATCACGACACTCCCAAAGCCACCTTCTCACCACACCAATCGAACACGAGTCGGTACGACGGAAGGCTGATATGCTCCGAGCTTCCGGCGTGGCAGTTGACGAGCTTCCGGTTGACAGCGCTGGGCGAGTTCGCCTTGACGCCGCAGACAGGATGATCACTCCCGAGGTGGGGTTGGTATCCGTTCAGTGGGTCAACAATGAGACCGGGACCGTCCAGCCCGTTGAAAGAATTGCTTCGCTGTGTCGCAGCCGAGGAGTCCGTTTCCACACCGATGCCGCTCAGGCTGTCGGGAAGATTCCGGTTGATGTAGCGTCGCTGAAGCCTGATTTCCTGACCTTTACGGGCCACAAACTGCACGCCCCGATGGGCATCGGCGTCCTCTACTTCCGCAAGAGCGATCATCTGCGGCCGGTCATAGGGGGTGGCACTCAGGAGCTTGGGCTTCGTCCAGGTAGCGAGAATCTCGCTGGCATTGCGGGCCTTGCTGTCGCCTGTGGCCTCCGGCGGCAACGCTTATTGGATGTCGTGAAGCGGATGACACAGCTGCGAGATGCTTTCGAGGCGGGAGTCCTGGGGGTCTGTGAGGGAGCATGTCTGAATACGCCGCGCGACGTGAATCGCGTGTGCAACACGACCAACATCCGGTTTCCGGAGGTGGACGGCGAAGCCCTCCTTGCCCAACTGATCATGCAAGGGATTTGCTGCTCTCAGGGCTCGGCCTGCACCTCACAGATTCCCGAACCATCACATACGCTGTTGGCTATGGGATTGACTGCACGCGAGGCCTACCAGAGCATCCGGTTCAGTCTGTCCGAGCTGAACACAATGGATGACATAGACGGTGCCGTAGAGACCATTGCAGCATCCTACACGAGGCTGAAGCATGCGCTCTGCCGCCACGAGAACTTGGCAAAATCGGGGGGGAGAGCATGAGGTTCTCAGGGCATGAGACGTTCTCCGTTCGAGAAGGTTGGCTTCACAAGGGCCTCCGGATGCTCTGTGAAGAGCCGGACATACTCTTCCATGAGCACGCTGCGGACTATCTCGGCGTCGGGTCGAACATGGCAAAATCCATCCGGCACTGGCTCCAGGCCACGGGTCTTGCACAGTCGGCCGAAGACCGGCGAGGCCGGCTTGAACCGACTCCCCTCGGCGTGCTGATCCTGGAACATGATCCGTACTTCATCGAGGTCGATACATGGTGGCTGCTGCACATCAACCTTGTCAGTAGGCCGCCGTACGCGGACACATGGCACTGGTTCTTCAACTCATTCAACCTGGAAAGGTTCGACCGATCCGTCGTCGTCGAGAATCTCCGCCAGTATGTGCAGATGAACAACAAGCGCATGCCGAGCATTAAGACGCTTGATCGGGATGTGTCTTGTCTGATGTCGAGCTACTCGAGGAATATCCCCGTGGACAATGCCGATCCGGAGGAGTCTCGCGACTGTCCGTTCCGGGACCTCGGTCTTCTCAGCCACTACCGCTCCTCCGGCTACTACCAGATGCACCATCAGATGAAGGCCGTACATCCCTGTGTCTTCGGTTACTGCGCCGCCAAGGCCTTTGAGGATGCTGGCAAGGGAGACATCGCAGTTCATCGCCTCATCAGAGACCCCGGCGGGCCGGGGCGTGCGTTTGTGCTCACCAGCGAGTCGCTTTACGAAACTCTGATTCACGTGACCAACAACTATGAAGAGATACGCATCCATGGCCATGCCGGCCAAAGGGCCGTATCGCTACCCGACCGCGATCCTGTGTCCTGGGCGGAGGCGCTCTATCACACGCTAGGAGTGACCGCCTAATGCCCCGAAAGAAGAAGGCATATCGAGTCGCTCCTGAAGCCGAGGACTTCCTGCGGTCCATCAACTTGTGCTTCGATGCGGAAGAACCGGAGAGAATCGCCCATTTCAGGCCGACTGCGAAGAGTGTTCCGCTGATGGAGGGGCTGTTGGCGGACGCTTCAGAGAGAGCCTTTCTGGTTGTTGCCCCGTACGGCTCCGGAAAGTCTCTGACACTGACCTACCTGCTGCATGCCATCGAGAACCGGCCCGAATCGCAAAGCATGTTGTCATCTGTGGAGCGGCGTCTGGATGTGATAAGCCCATCTCTCCGCAAGACGTTGCTGAGTCGGCGTCGAACAAAGAAGCATGGCCTCGTCATTCCGCTGCATGGATATCAGAAGAGTCTGGGCCACGCGCTTCGTGTAGCAGCACATGACGCAATTCGAAGGAACAAGCTGGGACGGCAGGCTCGCAGGCTGAGCGACACGGCAGTCGAGACCATGGAAGAGGCCGTCAGCTTTCTTCAGGAACTGAAGCAGGTCTGCCGAAGTGCGGGTTACGACCAGATATGCATCCTGTGGGACGAGACCGGCAGGCACCTTGAGTCGCTCATCGCCGACGGCAAAGCAACTGAACTCTCGGATATCCAGCTTCTTGCCGAATATGCGTCCCGGTCCACGGACTTGCCGGTCACGCTGGGCGTTACCTTGCACCAAAGCATGCTGCACTACGCGCAGCAGATGACCCAGTCCGTGCGTGCTGAATGGCTGAAGATTTCGGGCCGCTTCGAAACAGTACAGTACGTTGACGACAGCAAGGAAATCTACCGTCTCGTCGCCGACATCATCGCATCCAATCGTGGCGTGGTCGATCTTCCGTCCAAACGGACCTTGCGCGATCTTGCCAGGGAGGCGAAAGACACTCATGGCATGTTCAGCGACTTCACGCTCGCCGAACTGAGCGACTTGTTTGAGTCGATCTATCCGGCGAGTCCAGCCGCTGTCTATCTTCTGCCTCGGGTCTCAGCTCGAGTGGCGCAGAACGAACGCACCTTGTTTACGTTCCTGTATACGGTGTCGCTGGCTGATGGATTCTCTGTTTCCGATCTCTATGACTACTTCTCGCCGTCGATGAGAGGTGACACTGCCGTAGGGGGAACGCACAAGCAATGGCTGGAAACCGAGAGCGCGCTTTCGAAGACAACAGGAGAAGAGCAGGAAGTCCAATCATTGAAGGCGGCGTGCCTTCTCAGCTTGGGAACCAAGGGTGAGCGATCCAGGGTTGGCCGAGACACGCTGCTGTGGTCCCTCGCAGGCTTCGACTCAAGCCGGGCGTTAAACGACACGGTTTCAGACCTAGTGGCAAAGAAGCTGCTGCTGTATCGCGAGCACAGCCAAGAGGTGTCTGTCTGGCATGGCACGGATGTAGACCTACGTGGGCGACTCCTTGAAGAGCAGGATCGGCACCGGGCGACCTTTGATGTCCTCGCGTTCCTGAACAAGGACGCCAGCCCAGAGCCGCTCAAGCCCATCGAGTATAACGTTGAGTACGGGGTGACCCGGTACTGGCCGGGTGAGTACCTGCTTGCAAGGGACTTCGCGTCCCTGATCGAGGATGACGGCGAGGGGCCGCAAGTACCCCTTGGGTCAGATGGCGTAGTCTACTACGTCATTGCTGAGACAGGAGAAGAGCTCTGCGAGGCACAGGCAGTGGTCCAGGAGCTAAGACATGACCAGGTCATCGTGTCTCTGCCCAGCAGCCCGCTGAATCTCATCGACGCGGCTCTCGAGGTGTGGTGTCTCTCTTCAATGCAGCACAATTCCGATCTGACGGGCGAAGACCCTCTCGTCTTGCCTGAGCTGCAGCAGATGCTTGATGACGCACGAGCCAATCTCCATGCAGTCCTGGATAAGCTTGTGCGGCCGACACCAGATGGTCCACGCTGGTACCACAGGGGGCAGCCGATGGCCATCACTAGGGTAAGCGAGATGCGCCGTCAGCTTTCGGCCATCACTAGAAAAGTCTTCTCCAGTACTCCGCACATCCATAACGAACTGATCAACCGCCACAAACCGAGTGGCACGATTGTCAATTCTCGCAAGAAACTCCTCATGGGAATCCTGGAGCGTCACGGTAGCCCTGAGCTTGTGACCGTGCCGACCACGCCGGATGCATCCATGTTCCGGACCATTCTTGTGCATACCGGTCTATATCGAGAGAACGGAGACAGTTCCTGGGGCTATGTATCAGGCAAGACTAGCAGCCTGACGGATGATCACGGCCTGAAAGATACTTGGAACCGGCTGAGGGAGTTCTTCGAGGTTCCGTCTGATGCGCCCAAGAGGCCGAGAGAATTGCTGGACGAGCTTGTTGCCCCTCCATTCGGCATACGCCGGGGGCTGTTGCCGATCTTCTTCGGCGCTGGCATGAAGGCTTTCGGCAAAGCGATCTCGCTCCGCAATGGCAACGAATACGTCGCCGACATCCTACCCTCCGTGATCGAAGACCTCTGCCGCAATCCCGACGGCTATGAGGTCGAGGTCATTGCGCTTGATCCTCAGACCGACGAGTACTTGGCCACGGTGCGTGATGTGTTTGGGGGAGGCAGCCATCTCGATCTTGATACCGACCTCGTTCGGGCCACTTACGACGCCATCCAGAGCTGGCTGTTTCAGCTTCCCAAATCGGCATTGACGGCGGATCATCTGTCCCAGCGGACTAGAGACTTTCAACGCCTGCTGCAAAATGCTCGCGAGACAGACCCGCTCGTATTCGTCTTGCAGCAGCTTCCGAAGGTATGCGGTTTTGATCGAAACCACTGCGATGACGCCCGCGCCGCCCTCAAGGAAGTGAAGGATGAACTCGAAAGCGTGTCCGATACCTACGTGCGGAAAGCAGCTTCGTCGGTTCAGCAGGCACTCGCTCGGGCTCACAACGATAGTTCACAAGGAATTCAGAAACTCGCCATGCAGTGGGCTAGCTACTTTCCCGACGCTGTGGCCGCAACAGGTCTCCCTGGGATTGCGAGAGGGCTGCTGTCGCGGATGAAGATGAGTTACGATGATGACGAGCTGTTCGTCAACTCACTGGCGCTATTGCTAGTCGGACGCCCAATTGATGATTGGGATGCAAGCATCGCGATTGAGTTTGACGGTAAGATTCAGGAACTCGTCCACCGGATTGAAACAACGGCTCTACGACAGAGCGCTGCGGTCGATCTTGAGGACGCTGAGGAGATTCGCGATGGGCTATCTCATCTGGTGGCCGAGCGGATCGAAGACCTCTATGGTCAGCTAATCCGACTTGTCGGATCAGACAGATCGCGAGACGTTGTGACGACAATCGTGAAAGGAGGGGGCAATGGCCACTCTACGTGAAGCGCTTGCGGCAATCACCGAGCAACCCGAGATCAAGCACATCGTCAGTGTGTCTGGGGGTAAAGACTCTGCCGCCCTCGCGATCTACCTCCGCCAGCAGTATCCAGAGATACCGGCTGAGTATGTGTTCTGCGACACGGGTTGCGAACTGCCAGAGACGGATGAGTACATAAAGCGCCTTGAGGGCGTTCTTGGCAAGGAGGTCATCCGGCTAACCGCGCTCGAGACGTTGGGCATCAAGGAGAAGCCTGGACGAAACCCATTCGACATCTGGCTCAAGGAAGTGTACGGCGGGTTCCTGCCAAACCCGAGAAGCCGATGGTGTACGCGGGTCCTCAAGATTGAGCCTTTCGAGCACTATGTAGGCGATCAGTACGTGTTCAGCTACATTGGCATCCGCGGCGACGAAGATCGAGAGGGCTACAAACCAAAGAAGCCACCGCGCCTGTCGGAGCGACCGAACATCGTGCCGATCTATCCCTTCAAGGACGACGGTCTTGGCCTGCCGGACATCAAACGTCTCTTGGAAGAAGCGGGACTTCACCTGCCCAAGTACTACGAGTGGAGGTCTCGCTCCGGGTGCTATTTCTGCTTTTACCAGCAGATCGGTGAATGGCAGGGATTGCGTGATCGCCATCCTGAGCTCTTCGAGAAGGCCCAGAAATATGAAATGAAGATCAACGGCAAGCAGTTTACCTGGGTTGATGGGCGAACGCTTGACCAGATTGCCGACATGCCCCGATATGAAGTGCCGTCGATGGACGAGGTAGAGGGGTGTGCCATATGCCACCTTTAGAGGATCTGATGGGGCGGTGGACCAGCGAACTCGGCAACGAGCGGGCCTCACGGCTCGCCGGGGAGGGCGGCGGTGAAGAAACTCCTTGAAACGCTTGCGAGGCTTGGGGCGACAGAGCTAGCGGCCTTTCTTGGCGATAGCACGGTGTCACTGTTGGAAATGCTCGGATTGGAGCACCTGCAAGCGTTCCATCTGGCCGAGCTGGTGCTTACGCAGATCGGCCCCGAAGATCTTCTTCTTGACAACGCTCGCCGGCGCGAGCTGACTGATGCCCTGACGGGTGAAGACGCTGAAAGACTGTGTCGTCTCGTAGGCATCTCTGCGGAGCCAGACGCGTGGACCGCCCTTCGTCGCCAGACGTTCCCCAAGGGCAGCGCTGCTTCGGCGGCGCTGTTTGGTTTCTTCGGCTACAGCCCGGCAGCCGAGGAAGGCCAGCGAGACCAGCCTCGCCCCTCAACCGTCATCGACCCGGAGTACAGCCTGTTTCCACACCAGATCACTGCCTGCCGGGAATGTACAGATATTCTGACACAGGGACAGCGGCCCCGGGTGCTCCTTCACATGCCGACAGGTGCAGGCAAGACTCGAACGGCCATGAACGTCCTGGCACACTTCTTCCGTGATCGAATAGGTGATTCGAGCCTGGTGGTGTGGTTGGCGCACAGCGAAGAACTCTGCGAACAAGCTGCGGAAGAGTTTGAGAAGGCCTGGAGTGCCTTGGGTAACCGGCCGGTGAACGTCTACCGCGCCTACGGTCCACACCGGCCAGACCTGCAAGCTTTGCGCGGCGGCCTCCTAGTGGCAGGGCTGCAGCTCCTTCACCGCCGCAGTCTGTCTGAGCAAGATGCGTTCTTCCGCATATCAAGGAGCGTAGCTCTCATCGTTATCGATGAAGCTCATCAAGCGATTGCCCCAACGTATCGCCATCTGCTGGAGTTGCTGGCGGTTGACCCGCGAACCGCGCTGCTTGGACTGTCTGCGACGCCCGGTCGAAGTCTCCTCGATGCTCACCAGGACATGGAACTCGCCCAGTTCTTTCGCAGGCAGAAGGTGACGCTCCGCGTGCCAGGATATGACAGCCCTATAGCCTACCTGCAGGCAGAAGGATATCTGGCCAACGTCGAGTACGACTATGTCCCATACAGCCCGGGAAAGAACATTGTCATGACGCCTGATGAGGTCCAAAGGCTACAGTCCGAGCTGGACCTTCCACAATCGGTAATCACGCGCCTGGGGCAGGATCACAAGCGGAACTTTCTCATAGTTAGCCGTCTGATCGAGGAGGCTAAAGCTGGCTCGAAGATCATCGTCTTTGCTTGCTCAGTGCAGCATGCGCACATCTTGGCTGGCATCTTGGCAGCTAAGGGCTTTCGTGCAGGGGCAATCACGAGCAGCACCAATCCAGCACGCCGCAGGCAGTTGATCGCTGACTACAAGTCCCCCTTGGGCTGTCAGATACTCTGCAACTACGGCGTCCTCACGATGGGCTTTGATGCACCAAAGACCAAATGCGCCCTGATCGCAAGGCCTACGCAGTCCGTTGTTCTCTACAGCCAGATGGTCGGGCGAGCCGCTCGCGGCCCGAAGGCTGGGGGGAATGAGCGATGCAAGATTATCACGGTGGTTGACCAATTGCCCGGCTTCCGGAGCGTTGCCGAGGCGTTCGAATACTTCGAGGAGATATGGCAATGACATCCGAGGCATCCTCAGTGAACTATGAAATCCTTCCGCCGCATCTGGCCATCAAATCGATGCGTGACTCGGGGTACCGCGATACGGCGCACGCCTTGGCGGAGCTCGTAGACAACAGCATCCAGGCCGGGCTGTCCGTGAACGAGGTGACCCAGGTCGAGGTGCTGTGCATCGACACGGTCGACCTCGTGACCGAGAGACGCCGGCAGCGTATCAGCGAGGTGGCAGTTTACGACAATGCATCTGGAATGGATGCGGAAACGCTGAGGATCGCTCTTCAGTTCGGAAATGGAACGCATCTGGAATCCGAGGCCCAAGACGGTATCGGCAAGTTTGGCATGGGGCTGCCGAACGCATCGATATCACAGTGCCGTAGGGTAGATGTATGGTCTTGGCAGGAGGGCCGGTGCTTGCATACATACATCGACATCAGCGAAATCCGTTCTGGCAAGCAGCGTGCCGTACCAGAGCCAGAAGCATCAGAGATTCCGTCGCGATGGTTGGAACTCATACGCGATGAACCAAGTGACCACGGCACGTTAGTGGTGTGGTCTGAAATCGACCGCATCCGGTGGAAGACGAGTCCCGCGTTCTTCCGCAACGCGGAGTTTCTGATTGGTCGAATGTATCGCTACTTCCTGCGAGACAAGAAGGTGTCCATTCGGCTTGCGGCATTTGAGGATACGGGCGGCCAGGTCAGCAACAAGATCGACCGGGATGTTCTCCCGAACGACCCGCTGTACCTCATGGCAGGGACGTCGTCGCCAAGTCCTTTCGACGAGAAGCCAGCATTTGACGAAGTCGCAAGATATCCGATACAGGTTGGGGCAAATGGCGCGCCCCATGAGGTCATGCTTACCTTCTCGATTGCCACGAAAGAGACTCGGGACGAAGGAGGAAGTGTGGCGATCGGTAAGCACACATCACGGAATCAAGGCGTATCCCTTGTGCGAGCCGGGCGTGAACTCGACATGAATGATAGCTTCACCATTAAGTATGATACACGTGAGAGATGGTGGGGTATTGAGGTGAGTTTTGGCCCTGAGTTAGATGACGTGTTCGGGGTGACAAACAACAAGCAATCTGCGACTGCCTTCCGGGAATGCGACCTTGACGAGGATGCAATGAGCGAGGGCATGTCGCCCGGGGAGTTCCGAGATTACCTCGCTGAGTCGGGCGACCCACGACTTGCCATTTATGAGATCTCGCAGGAGATTACGAAGACACTCCGACGGCTTCGGGAGCAGATCCAGAGGATGAGAGCGGGTACGCGCAAGACTGGCGTGGCCCCGGCTCCCGGTTCTGCAGAGGACATCGCGACACGCGCTACGAAGCGGCGACGAGAGGAGATTGGCGCGCAGGGAGAGAGCGACGAGGGGGAGGCACTGCCGGATAAGGACAAGGAAGCTCAGATATCGGAAGAACTGATTGCCGAAGGCGTGGACGAGGAGCAGGCGAAGGAAATCGCAGTTGAGTACGTCCGCAAGCATTTCAAGTACCTGTTCCAGGAGGCACCGGTCCCTGGGTCAGCCATCTTCGACATTCGCTCGAAGGCCGGAACGATTATCATCCTGCTCAATACGCGTCATCCAGCAAGCGAACACCTGTTCGCAATCCTCAAGGAAGATGAAGAGGATACGCCGGCGCTCAAGGCACTCAAGCTGCTTCTTACTGCATGGGCGCGCCTTGAGGACGAGGCTGGGGATACAAGAAGGCAGCAGCTAGAGGACATCCGCAGCGATTGGGGCAGAATCGCTCGCGATTTCCTGAACGAAGCCGAGGAGTAATCGGGTGGCGGACCAAGGCGAGAATCTTGTCTGGTCGCCCATTGAGCCACATCTGATAGGCCGGTGTGGGGACGAGGGTGGGATGCGCCTCTTGGTCGCACCGTTCATCCAACGGGACGCCTTCTGTCATCTCGTCGGCCGCCTCTCATCGCATGCAGAGCTCAAGGTCATCACGAGATGGAATGCCCGCGACTTGGCTGCAGGTGTGTCGGACCCCTTCGTGTTCGAAGAATGCCGTGATAGACACATCCCCCTTTATCTGCATTCCTCGATTCACTTGAAGCTTATCACGATGGGCTCAGGCCTATGCCTCTGTGGCAGCGCGAACATAACGGCTACCGGCCTCGGGCTGCACGACCATGGCAACATTGAGGCTGGAATGTGGGCGCGTCTTGGCCCAGCAGATTGGCGATGCGTGTACGAAATTGTCAACGGCAGCCGTGTCGCAGACGAAGCGATGTTTGAGGCCGCTGTGGCATATCGCGAGAAGTTCTTGCATGCCGCACCGCCCTTGCCGCCATTGGTACTGCCACCAAGCCCGCCAGTCGACCTCACGCTGACATCCTTGCCGGCAACAATGAGCCCGGAGGATGTGGCTACGTTTGCCGCTGGAGAGGAGGGCAAGTCGGTCACCGGTGGCGTCGATGTGAACCGCTTGATGCATGATCTCGTTCATTTTGGCGTACCATGCGAAAGGGACAAAGATGCCCTACTGAGGGGCATCGGCGAACGGTTTCTGAAGCAGCCCTTCGTAAGAGAGATCATCGATCATGTCCGGGAGTCTGGCACGCTCCGATTCGGCGAGATGACCGCCTGGATTCATTCGCAATGTCGCGATGTCCCGGTGCCATTCCGGTGGGAAGTGAAGGAGGCCACGAGGGCGCTCTACAACTGGCTGGCGTTCTTCGTGCCGGAGATTACGTGGTCTGTTCCGGGTCAACGCTCACAAGTTATTTGTTGGAAGATCGCTGTTAGGGACGACTGAAGACACACGAGGTCTCGCATGGCTTCTGATCTACCACAATGGGACGTAGTCGAAGATGAACCGGAATACGGGATGCTCCTGAACGGCACCCCAGTCGTCGCGAAAGAGTCTGATGACGGCACTAGCGAAGAGGAGGTTATCCGTGACTGGCTGATTTCGATGGGTTTGGACGACAGGCTTCAGAAGTGCCCGATGTGTGGCCGTCCGTTGGCCCGAGCCCATCAGATTGAATGGCAAGACGGAGGAGACGGGATATTTGATCGAGAATTACAGGTATTGGCGTGCGCTCACTGCGCATATTGGCTCTACTGCAACTGCGTGAACACCGGCCCTAGCGTGTATGGTTGTCCCTGTGCCACGAAGGCGACGAGCCGGTTGCCATGTCTGAAACGTTTTGAGCGCCACCTGCCAGATGGGTGTGCTGCTGAGATCGCTCAGCAACTGCGACGAGATCCGTCCAGATGGCATACAATCGATCCGCATCAGTTCGAACGTTTTGTGGCAGATGTGTTCAGAGCCAACCACAGTGAAGCAGAAGTGATACATGTGGGGAAGCCTGCTGATGGGGGCGTGGATGTCTATTTCGTCGACGCTGGCGAGGAATGGCTGATCCAGGTGAAGCGAAGGGAGTCACCAACAGCTGCAGAGGGGGTCGGAACGCTGCGGAGTCTCCTCGGGACCTTAATTTTGGAAGGCTCAACAAGAGGGATGATTGTTACAACCGCTGATCATTTCACCTACCAAGCGAGGTTGGCCCAAGAGAAGGCTGCGAGCGTTGGATTCAGGGTCGTGCTCCAGGATAGAGACATCCTCAATCGGATGCTAGACAACGTGATGCCGGATCGACCATGGCTGGGATTCGTTCGAGAGGAGCAGCCCGACTGGTATGGGCACTTCGCAGCCTCGATTCCAAGTCGGAGGCAGAAGCTTCTGTTTTGACCTTTTCATGTCTGAGCAGGCGGATACGCTTTGCGGAAGTGTTTCCACTGTTTCTTCCATTCGATGATCTGAACGATTGGCCGAAGGTCTCGTTCGTTGATGGGGTCGCGGCCTTCCATCACGGGCGGGAGGTGCAGGATGGCCTCCTGAATGTCCGGGGCCAGATGCAGCAGGTTCATGAGCTGGGTCATGCGGGGCTGCGTGACGTGTGCGAGGCGGGCCAATTCAGACTGGTCGGCGATCTGGCCGTCACGGAGAAGTGCGTCAAAGCGAATCGCCAGGGCCATCAGCTTCGACACGCGGGGGATGCGACCTGTCGGCTCAGCTGGTTTCGGGGCGGGGCCGGGCTTGGCCACCTTGCCATGCCCCTTGGCGACGAAGTGAATCTGCTTCGTGACTGTCGTCATGCGGCCTCCTCCAGCTTACGGTCGATCAGCGAGCGGATGCTTGTCGGCCTGAACGTAACTGACACGGTGCCCGCTTCGCCGTCGTACTCCACGGTCGAGATCAGCAGCTTCAGCAGACGGGCCTGTTCGCGGGGAATCAAGCTCTCCCAGAGGCCGTCGAAGTCGGCGAACGCGGCGAGGGCATCGGCCTGCGTCACCGTCTGTGCTTCGAGTTCAGCCACGCGCGTCTCAAGGCCGGGCATGCGCTGGTCCGCCGCCGAGAGCCGCTCGTGCAGGTTGACAATGCGAGCGGTCACCTCGGTCGTGGTCTGACCGCTGGTCGCAAGTTGCTGAAGTTCCTCGTGGTGGCGAGTGCGTTCACGGCGAAGGGCGTCGTGTTCGCGCCGGGCCTCAGTCAGTTCGGCATCGATGGCGGTGTGGGCGTCGGCCAACACCTGGGCCAGGAGCGTCTCGTCTGTGGCCAGGCCACGTACCTCCTCGACCACCACGCGTTCGATCTCGCCGGCAGGCAGCGAACCGACGGGGCAGACGTCATGGCCGTTCTTGATGGCATTCGTGCAGCGGTAGTATCGATAGAAGTTCGGCTTGTTCTTGCCGCAGAAGGTGTGCGACATGGCGGTGCCGCAGCATTTGCATCGCAACAAGCCCCGCAGCAAGGCCCCGTACTTATTGCGGACCTCATTGCCTCCGGTTCGCCCGTTGTACTTGAGTTGCTCCTGGACCTTGTCGAACACGTCCTGTTCGATGATTAGCTCGTGCTCGCCGGGGTGAAGCTCATCCTTGTAAGGCATCTTGCCGGTATAGAGAGGGTTGGTCAGCAGCACGTGCAGGCTGGATTTGTCGAAGGCCCGGCCCCCCAACTCCCGGCCTTTCTTGGTGACATGTCGCTTGTTTACCCATCGACGCTTGGTCAGTTCCTTCACCACCGGCAGCAGCGAGGACTCCTGAAGGTACATTCGGAAGATCTCCCCAACGCGGGCAGCTTCCTTGGCGTTGACGACCAGATGAGGACTCGGGCCGCTGCGGTCCACGTCGTAGCCCAGCACCGGGATGCCCCCGGTCCACTTGCCCTTGCGGGCCTGCGCGGCAAGCTTGTCGCGGATGCGCTCGCCGATGATCTCGCGCTCGAACTGGGCGAAGCTGAGCAGGATGTTCAACGTCAACCGGCCCATCGAATGGGTCGTGTTGAACTGCTGCGTGACGGACACGAACGAGACGTTGTGTCTTTCGAAGGTCTCCACGATTCGCGAAAAGTCCATCAGCGACCGGCTGAGGCGGTCGACCTTATAGACAATCACGCAGTCGACCTTGCCGCGTTCGATGTCACGCAGCATCCGATCGAGCGCGGGCCGGTCCATGTTGCCGCCGGTGTACCCGCCGTCGTCGTAGCGATCCGGTAGCGCCTGCCAGCCCTCGGCCTTCTGGCTGGCGATGTACGCCTCGGCGGCGTCACGTTGGGCGTCGAGGCTGTTGTACTCCTGGTCGAGGCCTTCCTCGCTGGACTTGCGGGTGTAGATGGCACAGCGGATCACTGCCTTGGCCGTCTTGGTCTTGGCACTCAT